ATGAACTACTTTGAATCTATCAATCCTTCAGTGAGGGGAGAAATAGTAGAACTAAAACAGTTTACAGATAATAACTTTGTACCACCTGTGCCCTACACAGGATCGATGCGTATTGAAATGAACGGATGGGCTGACTTCAACAGCTTTAAACTAATCATTGAACAATCTGAACCATTACCGCTTCATGTAACAGCTGTAGTAATAGAACAGAACATTAATGAAAGGTAATCGAACAAGAGCGTTAAATGTTGTCGCGCTACATCAGCAAGGGGGTGGAATAGTTAGACTTGTGTAAGTAGTCTAATAAGACCACAAGATGTAGTGGGTAATAGCTATCTAATAAGATGTGAAATTAAGTGAGAGCATGGGTGTATAAAAGAATAATTGTTGATACTATATTTTTATAGCTCGTATTGCTCCATATTGCTCCGTATTGCTCCGTATTGTTGTTTTATGGGGTGTTTTGATATCTTTGTAAAAAAAGCTATAAAATAGCGTAAAAATAGCTATTTAAGTTACATACACACTTGCGTAAATAGAAAAACTCTCGTAAAGTGTTTCCGTTAGCTATTTTTAGTTAATAAAAAAGGCCGAGCATAAGCCCGACCTTTTTGAAAGAAGCGAGATAAGTGGCTTTTAAGGGTTTATAAAGTACCAGTTTATAAACTCTACCTCTTAAATCTAGCATTCAGTGTAAATAAGGAGTAATCAAAATTCAACAAGTTTGTTGTATTTTGCAACTTTTAAGAAGCTGAATTAGATTGGAAGGGTAGCTGTTTTCTCCATAAACTTTTGTTTATTAGGAGCAAAGCAATGACTTTGACAACAGGTGGATATAAGTTCCCACGTAAAAAAACTTATGCAGCGGGTATCCTTGTTAAGTTGCTTGACGGCAACACTATTACGAATGCTCAAATGATGGCAGAACTAAATTGCCCTCATCCAGCTACGGCAATGAGTCATCTGCGTAAGCGGTGCAAATGGGAAGATTTCATCAAAGATAAAGATGGGCCAGCTATTTCAGGTATGGGTGATAGTACACATGCCAAAAAATATTGGTTAGATCCCTTAGAAATCTTAAAACTGAAAGCAAGCGATCCGCGTGTAGAAAGTTTTTTAAAGACTAATCGTAAAATTTAAGAAGTAAGTTAGCTTTAAAGTGAGGTGTCCTTCGGGATGCCTTTTTTATTACAACAATAAAATAGAAATAATATACTTAATAAAGCATGAAAAATTTTAGACATCATTGAGACTTTGTTGCACAAACCTACCGATAACGTCTTATTCGGCAATATAATTCGCAAATGAATAAGCCTACGCCTAAAATTTATCGTACAACCAATTGGTTATCCTACAATCGCGCTTTGATCAATCGTGGTAATCTAACAATTTGGTTTGATCCTGAAACTCAATGATATGTGCAGTCACAAGGCAGGCATGGTCGAAATCAAACTTTTCCGACACAGCCATCCAATGCTGTTTAATGATTAAATCCTTATTTCGTCTGTCTTTAAGCATGGTCACTGGCTTTGTTCAAAGTCTCATTCATCTTTGTAGATTAGATTGGCCCCCCCAGATTATTCCACCATCTGCAGAAGACAAAAGCATATTGATATTCAAAATAGTTATGAGAAGAGTTGCTATGGACTGCATCTACTCGTCAATTCCACGGGCTTGAAGTTTTTAGGTGAATGGAAATGCAAGAAACATCAGCCTGAATATCGTCGCCAATGGCGTAAATTACATCTTGGTATATATGCTAACACCCTGCAAATATGCGCTGTTCAGCTCACAACTAATAATGTGAGTGATTCTCAGGTACCTGGTGGTTTACTTGATCAGATTCCACAAGATGAGCAGATTGACTCTGTTTATACCGATGGAGCTTATGACACCAAGTAAGGTCGTCAGGTCAGTGCAGATCGGCCAGCGTATGAAGTGATTCCGCCAAGAAAAAATGCGAAACCTTGGAAAGATACAAAAATCAGCTCGCTAGAGTGAAATGACTTACTTCGAACAGTTAAACGTTTAGGCAGGACACTATGGAAAAAATGGGCAGGCTATCATCGGCGAAGTTTAGTTGAAACCAAGATACATTGCATCAAATTATTGGGGGATAAACTCTGTGCGAGAAATTTTCAAAGCCAAGTCAATGAAATTCATGCACGTGTGGCAGTATTAAATAAATTTAAGGACTTAGGCAGACCTCATACCCAAGTTGCAACTTAAATTTGAGTAGATATGGGAAATCTAAATTTTTAAATCTTTGTGCAACAAAGCTTAGCCAAATTAAGAACACAACTTAAAATTGATCCTATCTCTAAACATGGTGAATTAGCATTACTGTTAGTCCATCTTTTTAAACGCTTACATGACCTAAGCGGATGGGACTTTAATTGGATTCAATATTTTCTTAAGACTAAAAATCGAGTAACTAGTGGAGTTCCAAAAGAGCAAATTGAAACTGTTCGTGGTTTAATCTTAGTTCTTAATTTTGTCGAAGCAATTCGAAGTTAACAATATGTGAATTGAACTGACGAACATTAAAACTGTGATCTTTATAGTGGTGAAACAAGGCTACTTCTCTTTTAATTATTAGTATAAAAAATCATAAGTATCAAATCCAACCAATTGAAATATAAAAATTATAATATATTCTTATACATCTCTAAAAATAGATATTTATGCTTTTACTATTTTGAGAACTTTAAAAAGATATTTAATAAATAATTCAAAGAAGTATACAGAGGGGGGGGAGCTATGCTTGAAACTACTTTAAAATCTAAAGCAAAAGAAGGCATCAACCTTAGATTTATTGAACTTAGTAACTTTCGTAGACTAAGTGAAATTCAACTAAATCTAGATCCAGAAACTACAATTTTGGTTGGTGCTAATAATAGTGGCAAGACTTCTATCCTTGCAGCTTTGCGCCATTTTCTTGCGGATGGTTCTCCTTTTAGTGCCTTTGATATAAGTATTGCTCAATGGTCAAAGCTAAGAGCTTTGGGGGAGACTTGGGAAAAATTAACTGAAGATCCATTTACTAATAATGATTCAGAAGAAGTTTGGCATGAACAGTTAGAGATACTATTAAATACAATGCCAACAATTGACCTATGGTTTGATGCTGACATTGGTATGTATCATTATGTTGCTCCATTTCTTTCCACATTTGCATGGAAAGGTGGTGCTTTCGGTGTGCGTTTACGATTAGAACCTGTAGCAAACATAGAAGAATTAAAAAATCTAGCTTGGACTTTTAGTAGCGCTCGTAGCCCTATTAAAGATATGGGCGATGATTCATTAGCTTGGCCCATTGATATAATTGACTTTTGGTTGAGAGAGCCTCAGAAACTTGGGCAAGTTCGTGCGTACAAGATTAATAGCAAACATAATCCTATTACTGAGCTACAGTCTTATGTCACCCCTAATCTAGATATCAATAGCCTTCCTGTAGATCGTAAACATCTATCTCGATTAATTCGAGTGGATTTTATCGCTGCACAGCGTGGATTGGGTAGTGAAGAAGCTGAGTCAAAGTCTACCTCTGGAGCACATCGAATAGGCATGTTTTCAAACCAATTGGTTAAGTTCGCACGTCAACATTTGAATGTTTCTAGTTCAGGACATAGTCAACGGGCAGATCTTATTAAAGCTGTTGCTTTAGCCCAAAAAGAGTTGGATGATAAAATCCATTTAGCTATTGCCGATTCTGTAGAAGAGGTTAAAGAACTTGGCTATCCTGGTTTGCATGACCCACAAGAAATTCGCTTTCGCACACGTATTCAAACATCAAATTTACTAGACCACGGAACAGCTGTGCAATACAGTATGCAAAAGGATTCAACAGAATCACTTTTACCAGAATACTCTATTGGGCTTGGATATCAAAACTTACAATCATTAAGTTACCAACTAGTCTCCTTTAGGGCTTCTAGACTTAATCCTGAAAAAGGTTCTCCTGTGCCAATTCATATAGTTATGATTGAGGAGCCAGAAGCCCACCTTCATGTTCAAGTACAGCGAATATTTCCAAGAAAAGCACATAAACTTATCAGCCCTACAGATAAAGACTCGCTAGGTTTAAAAAGCCAATTAATAATAAGTACTCATTCAAGCCATCTAGCACATGCAGAAAATTTTGATCGTCTTCGATATGTTTGTCGCTTAACAAAAAAAGGCGAAAATCAATCACCTATTACAGAGGTGGTTAACCTTGCAGATGTATTTGGAAATGATAAAAAAACCCGTGCATTTGCAGAGCGTTATTTTCGCGTTCAGCACACAGACTTATTATTTGCCAACGCAGCTATTTTTGTTGAGGGTGTTGCAGAACGTATGCTAGTACCACTTTTTATGGAGCGTGATTTCAAAGCACTAAATAGCCGTTATGTATCATTCTTGGACATAGGTGGAAGTCATGCACATCGACTGAAACCTTTAGTTGAAAAACTTCGCATCCCAACAGTAATTATAACTGATATTGACCCATCCGCAGTAAAAGACGGGAAACTTAAGAAAGATGGCACGCCATCTAAAAGATTAGTTGCTGTTCCTAATACTGGTCAAAAAGACCTCCAGTGTGGTAACCAGACTTTACGTGGATGGCATCCAAAACTGGAACAACTTGATGATTTTAAAGAACCTGAAGACACCGCACTGATATGGAGTGAAATAGAAGGATGTCCCGTTCGCTTTAGTTGGCAATTACCTATAACTGAACATAAAGACTGCTGGCCAAGTACATTTGAAGACTCTCTAATCCTTACTAATTTATCTTGGTTCAAAGGGTTACTTAAAGATGAGTCTGATGAATATGAAGAGCAGGATGAGGAAGAACATGAGTATGAATATGAAAAACAAACGCCAAAAGGCGCTCTAGGTTCTATTGCAAAATTGGCAGAGGAAGAAACTAATGCTCAACAACTTCTAGAAGAACTACACAAGCTAATGCACGGTTCATTCAATAAAGGAAATTTTGCGGCGAATATGTTTGAGTTAATCTCTTCAGGAGAGGATATCAAGTGTCCAGAGTACATAAAGAGTGCTTTGGTCTGGTTGCAAGATCAACTGGAGCCAAGTAATGGAGTACTAGAATGAATAAGTCCATGATTGATATTGAAAACGAGCGTGATGCAGGGGTTGTCGACGAAATCTGTGGTTATTTAACTAGCTTGCCTCCCCGCAGCTATTTTCTTTTTGCTGGTGCGGGTTCTGGTAAAACAAGAACTTTAGTCGAAGTTTTACGTCGTTTAACGGGTGTTGTAGAACATGCAGAAGGAGGAAGGCTTGCAAGACAGTTACGCTTATATGGTCGCTCAATCCGTGTGATTACATATACAAAAAATGCTGTTGCTGTCGTAAATGGGCGCCTCGGGAATAATGACTTGGTTGAAGTATCTACCATACACGCATTTTGTTGGGAGCTTATAAGCGGATTTAATGATGATATTCGAGCTGCCCTCATTAGTATCAAAGAAGCACAACATGCAAAGGAAATGGCTGAAGCGCTTACTAAACCAAAGGGAATTACCTCAGCCAAACAACGAAATCTAGATGAGATTAATGAGGATATTGAATCTTATAGAAAAATTGACGTATTTATCTATCATCCGGATCGTGAAACTTATGGTCTTGGTGCATTAGCCCACAAGCATGTCCTAGACGTAACTGCTTGGCTTCTCCAAAATAGACCGACTCTCCAAGCAATTCTTAAAGACCGATATCCCATTGTGCTTATTGATGAATCTCAGGATACAATGAAGGGTATGTTGGATGCATTGATAAGTCTCACAGACCCACATGCTAATGGTATAACTATTGGGTTACTTGGTGACCATAGACAACGTATTTATGCGGATGGTCATGCAGATCTGCCTAGGTTAATACCTCAGAGTTGGGCCACCCCGAAACTACAAATGAATCATCGAAGTCAACGTAGAATTGTGGATTTAATAAATACAATATGGGACGCGGAACTTGTAGGAAGAACTCAACCAGTTAACGGAATAATGCAACATTCAAGAACTGAGAAAACTGGTGGTCTTGTACGAGTTTATATTGGAGATACGAGCTTTTCTCCTGAGGAGAAAGTTCGAGGTGAGCATTGGTGTGCAGACCAGATATTTAAGGCAAGTGGAATAGAGGCTTGGTCTACTAAAAAATTCCAGTTGCTTGCACTTGAGCATAAATTAGTTGCAACCCGCGGTTCTTTTCTTGATGTTTACAATGCTATGGATTTATTAGATCCGAATTCTGCCGCCCCGAGCGGAAGTGGTGAAAATAAAGGACCAACTATTGTAAAAATACTCTTGAATGAACTTGCAGATCTAGAGGGATGTCTTGATTCTTATGGCGTTATTAATGAGTTTAGAATTACTGAGATTCTTAATCGTTATGAATGTCTTGATGAGATACCCGAAGACCCTAAAACCAGAGAGATTCGTGTAAAAGAAATATTAGATGCTATTTCAGCTTTTTCATCCGCTTGTTCAAATTCAGATTCGACGGTGGCACAAGTACTGGAACCAATCATAAGAGTTAAGTTATTTAAAGTTGATAATCGATTAGTTGAGGCGCTAAATGACAATTCTCCTCCACCAGCTGCACCAGTAAGAGGTAAAAAAAATGAAGAGTCTAAGCAATCTCGAATTAGACGAGGATTATGCACTCTCTTTGCTTCTCCGTGGAGTCAATTAAAAGGATATCGGAACTATCTTTCAGGTAATTCAGTTTTAGCTACTCACCAAGTAGTAAAAGGTTCTGAATTTCCGCATGTTATGGTTGTTATGGACGATATTGAGGCAGGAGGGACACTATTTGGTTACGATAAACTTTTCGGCGGGAATGAATTAAGCCAAAGAGATAAAGAAAACTTTGCGGTAGGTAAAGAAACAGCCATAGATAGAACTCTCCGCCTTCTTTATGTAACTTGTAGTAGAGCTGAAGAATCTCTAGCACTCGTGCTATGGTCATCAGCTCCAACATTAGCTATAAAAAAAATAAAGGAGAGCGGTTGGTTTGCTGAGGATGAAATTCAAGAAATTAGACTGGATTGATATGAATTGGATAGCCACCGATTTTGTAGACACTCTTTAGTTAGATAAAATGGCTAATTAACGAGGTGTTTATCAGCAGTAGCAAAAGATATCCTGAAGAATTCAAAATTGAAGCAGTAAAGCATGTGACTGAAAAAATTCATAATGTGGCTGAAGTGGCTTCACGTTTAGGAATCACCACACATAGTCTGTAAGCATGGATAAAACGTTATGATCCTCAGCAACCTAAAATCACAGAATTTAGTGATCCACTTGCAGAATTGGCAAAGTTAAAAAAAGAACTACAACGAGTCACCGAAGAATGGGACATATTAAAAAAAGCGGCGGTGTAATTCGCAAGCCAGTCCAAATGAGGTATGCCTTTATTCAGGACAATAAGCACAATGCCCTGTTCGTCGTTTATGTTTAACTTTAGATGTTCATCACAGCGGCTATTAAGCATGGTTAAAGCAACCCATCAGTGAGATTGCTAAGAAACGGCAACAGCTTTCAGGTCTCATTAAACAGTTCTGGCTCGAATCTGGTGGAGTTTATGGCTATCGTAAGATTCACTGTGATTTAAAAGATATCGGTGAAGGATGTGGAATTAACTGGGTATATCGACTGATGAAAGCCGATGGGCTTAAATCACAACGCGATTATCGCAAGCTTCGAGCTTATGCTGGTATTCCAAATATCTTTGCTACAAACACTTTAGACCGGCAATTTAATCCAACTTAGTTTAATCAGTGATAGGTGACTGATATTACATAAATTCGTACACACGAAGGTTGGTTATATTTTGCGGTGGTGATTGATTTATTTTCGCGTCTTGTCGTTGGCTGGTCTATGAAGTCGAGAATGACCACAGATCTGGTTTTAGATGCATTATTGATGGCTCTGTTGCGAAGGAAGCCGAAGCATAAAGTACTCATTCACTCAGACCAAGGTAGACAATATACGAGCCATGAATGGCAAGCTTTTATCAAGTATCATAATCTGAAAAGCAGTATGAGCAGAAGAGGAAATTGCCATGATAATGCCGTTACTGAGAGCTTCTTTCAGTTGCTAAAGCGAGAGCATATTAAGAAGAAAATTTACGTATCAAAATCAGAGGCTAGAGCAGATATTTTTGAATATATTGAAATGTTTTATAATTCAAAACGAAGACATGGTTCCAATGGACAACGTTCTCCATTAGATTATGAAAAAGGACCATCAAAAGATGGTTATGTGTGTCTAGAATTTTGGTGGCTATTCAATATCATATTTTATGCGTGAAATAAAAATCACTTAAGTTATTGAATTTTGGTTTAAGTAAGAAGGATATGAAGTTATTGTTAGGTGTATCGGATTTAACATAATCTATATTATACGTAACCAAACTGTTAGAAACCATTTAAAGTGTCTGGGTAATCCTCCGATAAATAACCGAAATTAAAAGTAGAGGTTAAGCAGCCATTAGAGGTGGTCTTCCTGCTTTGTAAACGTGCCAAGAAATACACCATATATTGATGTTTATAACATCAATATATGGTGTAGAGTAATAGTTAAAATTTCCTGATCCATTTCTAACTATCACACAAGACCTCTTGCTTAACATTTATATGTTGATCTTCTATCCATGAATTTTTTCGTCCATTATAATTTTTTATTTCAAACTGATAGTTCTCAAATATCGTTATTTCATAAAACTTTAACCGCCAATTTTCAATGGGATATCTATCAATACTTAAGGGGACACATTCCTTAACATTAACAAGTTGTTGAAATGAGCACACTATTGATTTAGAAGATATTTCAGTACAACTATTCCAAAATCCTATTTCGTTCTTTGGATAAATACTATGTAAATGAATCCAATTTAACTTTTCATCTTCTGTCAACGATTCTCTATTCCTATATAGCGTTTTTTCAGTGGAATGAGAATATTCGAAATTTGATATACAAATCCCATTTTTTAAAAAGCACTCAGAATTATCGCTAAAAATAGCGATAATTCCAATAATTCCAATAATTCCAATAATTCCAATAATTCCAATAATTTTACTTTTTTTCATTTTGGTGCTGGCTTACATGATGGGCAACTAGGTTTATTAAAAAAGTGAAATGAATAACCGTCTTGGATATAATTAGTTCTACCATTACTCGCGACTCTTCCACCTATTATCGTTTCCATATTTCTTAAAAAAGTTTTACCTACACTTGCTACTCCACCATTAGAACTAAAATCATAACTATGTTTTTCAAAATTATAAGTATCATTATACAACTTTCCATTTATATTCATTGTCAATTCTCCAAATACCCAATATCCACTATCATATGGTGATGGCATCGTAAATTTACTTGATGGTATCCAATCTCCAGAATTATTTCTATAAGCTACAACTTCTACAGGTAACCGATATTGATTTGTTGTAGGTGATATATTCCAATTCCCATTTGGGGCAACCATCAAACGATTTGCGTTAACCCATAAATCCTGTCCAGAACCGCCATTAAAAGATAAATTTGCATTAGCTTGGCTAACAGTGGGGGGAATTCCATAGAAATAATCCGACGAAAATGTTGTTTGATAAGAGAAAATGCTACTCATCGAACTTGACCAATCCCCCAACCACCCCCATCCACCGTATAAAGCATCCAATCCACTTGGGTCAATATTACTAATAGGATTATTTCCAGCATAAGCATATGGATTTAAGCCACCTTCTAGCCCAATTGGATCAGGCTCCATATACCGACCTAGCTCAGGGTTATAGTAACGATTTAAGTTATAATGTAATCCTGTAAATTCATCATAATACTGACCAGGGAAACGTAAATTAAACTTAACACTTCCTGTCGGTTGCCCGACACCAAATGCAGAACTTTCCCATATCCAAACAGCATTATCTGTAGAATTATCGACAAGCATACGCGGGGTATTATTATGGTCAGTGACTATTGCATAAATTTTAGATGAACCTCCACTACCATACACAGCTGCAACTGGTGTATTTCCCATCCAAATATATTCAACAATAGGTGTCCCGTTTGCTGCATATTCTCCTATCAAATTACTGCTTTCGTCATAAATGTATTGAACAGCACCTGCATACCAATTTCCATATGTATTGATTGAACGAATAGTTCTTTCATTCTTATGGTTATATGCCATGTAATACTGACCAGATGAGCCACCGGAATATCGCATATGCCCATTACCATCATAGCTAGATAAAAATGGAGCAAAACGTAATTCACCCGTCGCTAAATAACTGGCACTTTTTAAAATAGTAGTTCCGGATTTTACAGTAGTTAGACGATTTGTATTCGCTGCATAAGTATACGTGATTCCAGGTCTCGCAGTACGATTACCATTTTTATCATAAGTATATGATCCTGATTGATCGCTTTTTAATCTTCCTGCTTTATCATAAGTGTAGTTATGAGTATTATTAATTTTATTTATTGAGGTGATTCTTCCATCTGCATCAAAATTATAATTTTCTGAATATAAAATACTGTTATTTCTATTCATAAAATTAATAGATTTAGTCGCACCACTTCTAGAAGGGTCATATGCTATTGAATATTTGGCACCTGTATTTTCAATGTTCCATGAAATTAATTGCCCTAAATTGTCATAAGAAATATTACTAATAAAAGGGTTACCAGCAATATCTACTGAGGCAATACGTCCTTTATTTCCATCATAGTTATAGGAAATAACTCTCCCTGACGGCATGGTTAGTGAAGTAAGCTTATTTGCTGAACTATAGGAATAGCCTACGTTGAGTGATGAATTTACTCCCCCCCAAGCTGTAATTGCCTTATTAGTTTGAGTTTTTCCGATAATACGATCTAAATGATCATAGCTATAGTGTGTATCTATACCAAAAGAAGAATTTGATGAAACTCGGTCTGTACGACCAAATCGTGAAGTATCATAAGTATATTGATAATTGTAGGCATAGGCTGGGTCAGCTGAATTTTCACTTGTACAATTTACGCTCACTTCTCGACCCAGCGTATCAATACCTGAAAACTCGCAATTACGACCACCATGATATTTATTGGTTACTTGATCATTTTGATTATATGCATAAGACTTTGTTGCATAATCATTATTTATTTCATCTTTAACTAGTGTGCTGTTAATATAATTAAATGGGCTCGAACCAGAATTTACAGCATCTTTAGAAGAAATTAGGTTATTAGTTTTATCATAGGTTTTTTTGCTAATATTACCTTCACCATTTGTATAAGATGTATTCCGATTTAAAGCATCATAAGTCCATTTTTCAATAATCCCTAAAGCAGTTTGTGTTTGAGTAATATTACCATTTTTATCATATGTGAATGTTTTCCATAATGAAGTGGAATTTGTTCCTGATCCTGATTTAGAGATACGCCCAACAATATTTATTTCATTATATGTAGAAGATGCACCGTCAATAGACTTAATTTCTCCTGTATCAAAATATGATTGAGTCGTAATACTGCCATCTGGAGCAGTTGTTTTAGTTAATCTACCAAGACCATCATAATCATATAAAGTTGTTTCATTATCTGAATTAGTTTCAGATTTTTTACGTTTTAAATAATCATAAGTATAAATTATTGTATTGCCATAAATATCTCCTGTGTCACCACCATTTCCAGTAACTTTAGCCTGTAGTGTACCATCTACATTATAGATAAACTTTTCCACTAAACCCGAAGGATAAATAATCCGCTCTGGTTGAGAAAAGCTATTATAATTTAGATATTTAGTTACTACTGTAAGGTTATTGACAACTTGAGTCTCTGTTAACTTATTACCAAACTCATCATAAACAAATGAAACATTATCATTAATATCAGATCTAGGACCATCAACATTGCTCACTAAACCATAATTTGCTTGAGCTTCATCTGTATAATATGAATATCCTATTGTTTTTTTATTACCACCTTTAGGATATGAAATAACCTGCTGCGTAATCCATCCCTTTGAATCAATAGTATTAGTTACTATTTGACTATCAGTAACAATGGCATTAGGTATGGGATAGTTATTTATCAAACCATTAGATAAGCTTGTATAGCTATAATTTGTTGATTGACTATCAATATTTCCTACAGCAACAACTTTTTGTGTCAATCTATTTAAATTGTCGTAAGTATAATTGGAAATATTACCGTTATAATCTTTTAATGAGCTTATTCTATGTGTATATGGATTATATGTCACTGATCTTATCGGAGATGTTCCACTTACAATACCTGGATAATCATTACTAATTGTCATCGTTACTGATGCTTTAACCATCTTACCTAAATCAGCCTCATTGACATAACTACCTAAGCTTGCAGTACTAATTGTATAATTAAAGGTTTGTTTTTGCCCATTTACTGTAAATTGATTTGCAAATTTTCCGTTAGCATCATCATATGCCGAAATACTTTCCTGTACTTTTTGTCCATCAACAATTGAATAAGATGATATTTGTGTAGTATAGACATTAAATGTAGATGAAGTACTTGTAGTTTTTCCTATAACATTCCCATAAGAATAGGCTCTTAATACATTCTCATTCTGATCAGTTACTTTGTTTAAAATTGGGTAGTTCCCTTCATTTCCATCAGTAATATTACGTCCAGTACTTTTCATAACATACTGGATTAGATAACCTCTGATTTGATTTTCATAATGAAAAAAAATCTTTCCACCAACAATAGAATTAATCTCTGAAATTGTATAAATGGTGTCTATCTTACTTGGATTTGCGATACTTTTTATCTGTGATTCTTTATATGTAATAGCTGATTTTTGAACACTATTTCCACTTATAAGTTCAACAGAAGTAATTAGTTTTCTTTCTAAATAAGATTGATTGCTTGCACCAATTTTTTTATATTCACGAAAAATATTTAAAACATTATTTCTATTATCTTTTACTTGTATTAAGTTAACGTTATTATCATAGCTTAGCTTAAGCTTTTTACCATCTAAATATTCAATTTTTGTGAATCTAAATAAGTAACTTGGTATTGTAGTATTACCAAATACCGAGTCTAAACTTTTCGAAATAGCAGCAGTATATTTTATACCATCTTTTTCAACTATGATTGCGCCATTTAATTGACTGAAAGAAATTTCTCTTAAATTATTAGAATAAAAACTTTGCGTTGGAAATTGGCCCCCACCAGTGTAGTACAATCGCTTAATTGTTCCAGCACCATCCTTAGTGATTAAATATTTTTCACTACTTCCTGGTAGTTGAATAATAAAAGTACTTTGGTTAGTTGTCGGAGCTGTACTAGTAATAATTTGGCCAGAATATTCATTAGTCCAATCCGCTACCCCTCCTTCATCTAATTCTTGATAAAGATCAGGACCTCCCTCACCATTCAATCTTAAAGAAGCATGGTATTGCATTGTAAAAGGAATATTTCCTTTTACTAAAGGAATATTTTGTATAATTTTTCCACTAAGTAAATCATATCCTTGTGTTTTTGCCTGAATTCCAGGAGTCATAGCTAAATTATTAGATAACGCAGTATAGTCTGTATTTGTGACTGCATATGTGGCAATTGCATAGAACCATACACATAGCATTGTTATTTTTTTTAACAAAATATTCATAATTCATTCATTATTTTAATTTAACTATGCTAAATTAAATTAATTAACAAGAAAACTGAATAGTCTAATGAAAAAAAAAACCTTTCAGGTTGGTAGCCTAGCATTAATGTTGATTGTAAGTTTTATTTCTTATAAAACATATGTTTATGATAATGAAATACAAAATATTGAGTATAGAATTGAGCCCGAACAAGATGCTCAAGTTAAAAATAATGAATCTATGATTTCAAAATCTTTAGAAAATGGAATAACAAATAATCAGAACACGCAAATTGAGAGTGAAAAACAAAAGTTTATGCCTGTTAATAATTCAGATACTTTTATGATGTCTAATCACCCCATAACAAAACAAGAAAATTAAGGCATATGTATAGTTCACAAAATTTTATTAATTGAGCATAAATCTAATAAGCTATATCCAGATTCATGACATAAAAAAGCCCGACATCCTGTTGGGCTTTTTCGTATTGGTTAGTTTAGCAGAGCACCTATCTTGCCGCCGATCCTTGTGCGATTATTTATTTTTATTATACGGAACGTCTTGTTCTCTTATGACTTCATGATATTGAATACCATGACTTGTGAAAATCCGAAAAATCCCTAAATTAGGATGCGCTCAGGCTTACAAAATTGGTTGATTTTTCCACAAGAGTTGTCCGCAAGATTGTGGACAATTTATACAAGAGGTAGTTTGATAACACAGAAAGAATGACAACATGGCTAATATTTAATCAACTTTATTGATAAGAAGTATTAAAATTGTCGAAGCATTTCGAAAATTTTGAGTATCTTTATTTAGAACTACAGCTAATCTTGATTTTTGGAACATCTTCGCTAAACAGTAGTTTAACTTCTCTCTTGGCTTTTCAGGTAGTCGTTGACTTTAAGCTTTTGTACTCTAGCTGCTCATGGTTTTTTTTACAAAGTTCACAAATACGGTTAGATTCAACTTATCCTTGTGACTCTACTTATTTAGACTAAGCATTAGTTTATTGTCTTTAGTTATATTCTTCATATGCCCTACTTGCTATGCTGTAGCTGACCAATAAGATATTGTTTGATAAATAGTGTTATTAATAGCTCTATTTTAACAACTTCATTTCCAAGAAGATTCCTGTATGTTCAAAACCCATCTTGGTATAAAAGTTTATTGTTTTATCTGTTTGAATACCTGTTGCCGTTCCACATTGAATCCAATCTGCACCAGCTTGTTTAGCCCATTCTTTAAAGGCTGTGATAAGCATATATGCTGCTCTACCACCTCTATTATTAGCTCTAACAAATAAGCAGTAATCGAAAGCCATTAGTGAGTCTGCTTGCCATTCTTCTTGTAAGCCACCAACAAATACACCAATGATTTTATCGTTGTCATCTTTAACGACTAACACACAGCCTTGTGTTGGAAAAAGGATTAAAGCTTGAAGTTGTGTTTTGACTTTATCTAAATTGACAGGTCTTTTCTTGTAGTTTGGAGATTCATTCCAAAATTGAACTGCTATTTCTAACAGTTCAGGAATGTCTAAAATTCGCGCGTGTTCTATTCTGTACATTGTTCCTCTTCAATAATATCTTGAAAAAAATCAAGATAAAGTTTCGTTCTTTTATATATCACTTTTGGTTTAATACTTCCTGATAATGTGACAGGTGTTTGATCAGGTTCTTCATCAATAAACCCAATGGTTTGGAGTACTTGATTTTTCGATGTATTGTTAGACGTAAATGCCATTGTACTTAACGTCTCACCTGCTCTAGGTAAACCATGCATCGAGTATTTACTTACGGCATTCAAATCTTTTTGGATTTGATCTAAAACATGCCTGTTTAACTGCTCTATTACATGTATATATTCATATAATTTCTGACTTTTAATCTTTTTCTGTACATACTTTTTAAAACCTCTAGCTAAATACTCTGCCTGCTTTTCTAAGAATGTTTGTTCTAGTATTTTAAATATTTCAACACCTAAACGTAAATTTTCTGGATTTTCATTGAAAAATTTATCTATCTCTTCCTGATCAAACTCTTCAGTTTCGAGAAAAGTTTTAACTTGAAGATAATAAAGAGCTTCATTATTTTTCTGTGCATATTCCTTAATTTCAGCAATGGAATTTTTTACAGCACTTCCCATTCCAGCAGAAAAAGTATCAGCAATACCTAGTCCTACATGTTTTGCTGTAATTTTTAATAGATCATATCTACTCATTGTTTTAACTCTTTAATTATCTGAAGAAAATTATTTTATCTGTCAATCATATTCACTTCTAGTACTGCTGCTGTTATGTGGAATGGCAACGGTTCATCTTGTGATATTTCTAATTTGAAATTGTCGTATGTATTCCAGCCATCTAAAGAAATTCTCTTCTGACCTGTAAATTGTTTTGGCTTATCTAAAGCTTCTTCATCAAACTCTTTCAGCTCTATCATTTCGCCATTCTCTTTAGGGTTGATGGATTTGTACATATAAAGGTTTAAATGATCCACTTTAAATAAAGCAGGATTCGTTGTTGTTGGAGCTTGGCTTAAATCAGGAGGAAGTAGGCTAACTTTAGCTGTGAACTTTCTACCTATAATGACCTCTTCTACTAAATCATCACATTCAATATGAATCGTATCCCCTTCTCTATGTAAGATTGGAATAGCGTAGGTATGTGTTGCGTCTTTATAGTAAGCAGCGACATTCTCACCAAGTATGTTGATCAATGAATGCTTTACCGTACAGCCGTCTTCCGTATGCGTAACTTGAGTTGTGATTGCTGTATCCAGTAATAGACTTTCTTTTAGCTGTTCAATTTGTAGTAAGCCATCTCTGTTTACTAGAAAATAAACTTTATCAGCCCCTGTAGTTGATGGTAACGATGCAATACTAATTACATTCCCACCTATGTCATGTTTAGCCCATGCGATAACTGACTGCTCTCGATCCAGTGTTAGCGTTGCTAGTTTTCCATTGTTCATAACAATCCAAATGACTGAATCTGGCTCTTGTTGGTATGTCATCTCTTTAAAGCCACCACCATCTTCACCAAGATGTGATGCTAATACTGATAGCTCATTCGATACTAAGCCGTCTTGTGCATAGTCATAAACAAGTGTGCGGATTCGTTCTGCACCACGCTGTATAAATAGAAGCTCACTCCCGACCTTAATTGGTTTAATGGTTGAGACAATTCCATAAGCTGTGTGTTCTAAGATATTTGCATTCGTTGGACTCAGTGAGTCTTGAGCATTAATAGTTAATTCAGATCCACCACAGAAAACGACGATTCCTCTACTCTGACTAAGATGTAGGACGTTTGATAATTGTTCTGAAGACGCAGCTACAGTAAATGAGTCACCATCTAATGTAGTTGTCAGAAAGTTAGATTCATCACCTGTACGGCTCAACCAAATATAGTTTGGATACTTACTTGATCCAGCTAAAACTAAACGCTGTTGAAAGTATGTGATGGCTCTAGGGTAGCCAAAAGTTTCGTTAAAGATAGGTTCTTTGATTGTCCAAGATCGAGCTATAGCTTCTACGTTTGCACTTAGTTTGACTAGAATCTCACCTGAAACTTGAGTCTGTGAAATGAAGCGGTCTACTCGAATTACGCCACTATTTACAAAGATATATTTACCAACAATAGATGAGTTAAAAGCAGTTGCTTCTTCAATTGAAATCTTCTGCCAGTAAACAACTTCTGTGTACGTCACTTCTCCAGTATCAGGATCTGTTGTTGAAGCATATTCATCTTTAGGCACTTGGTTCATGTGATCTACTAAGCATCTGTAATACTTAATAGAAGGTCCAGCGACAAGCAAATAACAGATATCCCCTACCGTGTATTGTTTGTTCGTTGCATGAATTGCATAGATTGATGCTGTTAATGTTGTCGTCTTGCCTACATTCATTTCTGTAGATTTAAGTGATAGCGCAGGCGTATATGTGTCTTCTAATGGAGGTACTGAATAAGTGAACTTATCAAACGCCCAATTTGTAAAATCTTCTGAGCATCTAATCCAAGATACTGGATGATTACCATGTACGAGCCAAAGGTTATAGCGACTCTGACAAAAGTTAATGTCTTTGATCTGTGATGCTGTGTATTGAGTTGAGAAGGTCTTAATTAATGTGCCTTCCGTACTCAGAATATTGATTTAGAAAGGTTTGAAGACTACAAGAAAGTTATTACCGTGACTGACCACAAAAGGAATGATTCGGATTGCATCTTGTTCAATTCTTAATAGCTCTGTGCCGCCACGTTTCTTGATACCTCCTTCAATTATGGGAAGCATATTCTCTACAGATTTTGCTCCATTCTTAAATTGGTTTAGATCGGTGCGCATCCAAATTAATGGGCTTAACTCTCCTGAAGTGAAGTTATTCTTTATTAAATTGATCTTAGCCATATCGTCTCGTTAATGTGTAATCTTCATCTTTGAAGAACTGCATACTCAAAACTTCCTGTCCCTGAACTGCTTTCGATTGTTTGATTAGGTCCTGACATTGGATATAAAAGGACTCCCCTGCTCCTTGAGATCCTGTAATTGGTTTAGCTACTTTAGAAGCCAGATATAAAATTAGGCATTCAATAAATAGTGAATCGAAGGTTTCTTCGTTTGCGTTATAGAATACGAAAATGAGTTCGATACTTTCTGTATTTGTGAGTAGTCGATCTGTCTCTTGCACATAATCATCTGTGCTAACTGAAATGATTCTGATTAGATCGTTTGGAAGTTGGTATTGATACTCATAACCGAAATCAGGTTTCTGAGTTAATGGTGATAGTTTGATTCGCTTAAGTTGCGAAGTTGAATGGATGGAGTCTAAGTAACGCTTTACGTGATGTGTCATACATACCTTTCATACGTTTAGCTATACTTGTTTTTTCGTCAAAGCTTGTAATGCTATCTGACCCGATCAGGCTTAAAGCTTGATTGCATATATCAATTTTAGTTGTAATGTAGCGTCCTTAGTTATTTTTATTATTAGGTAATGAAAGCTCCCTATCCTGTTAAAGATAAAGAGCTTTATATTATTTAATTAGCTTTATTAATAGAGCTATTAAACTTTAAAATTGAAAGCAACTACTTTCTTTTCATCCGAGCGAACAGCTCCAATAGCCTCAACGTGCCCAATGCTATGGAAACGGTTAGCTGTCTCTACTTCTACGATTTTCAATGGTGAAATTGAGTTCGTTGCTACTTCAACTGCTGAACGTACATAAGCAACACCAGTTGCAGATAAACCATCTGCAGCACGAATCCCTTCATAATGAACCCAGTTAAAACCTAAGAAGTTACTGATCTCACCACGTTGAAGCATCTGCCCAGCTAAATAATCAGCACTCGTAAGAGTCGTATCTGCAAGTAAAACATTTAGTAAGCCAGCATTGTAAGTTACGTAAATATCTTCTTCACATTCGTTTTCCATGAACTTAGTACGGATGTCGATAAGAAGTTGTTTAGTGATTGGAGCTGCTGCATCACCTAAGATTTGAGAAGCAGGAAGAGCTACGTTTGTATAAGTTTCTGTACCAACTTCTTTACGAGCCACTGTACCAATTAATGCGTTATAAACTACTTTATCGACCTTGCGATTCCACTTGCTATGTAAGCGTTGTAATAGTTGGTCTTGTGGTTGTGCTTTGAGTTTATAGAGGTCCTGAATAGCCAAACGTGTGAAGTTCGGGAAATCACTCATTGTTCCTAAACGAGAAGCAAATGAAGCATCTGTATATTAAGTATCACCGAAACGAGTTAATGTATTGAACTCATCACCTAAAGTACCCATCTCGTTAAGAGTCCAAGACGTACCAGTGATAGATCCGATATTCGTTACTGTTGATAATAGTTTTGATTCTTTCTGCTCCAATAGAGCTAAATATGTGTCTGCATACTGTTTAACAAACACACTATCAATAGTGTTATATGACATTGTTATTATTTTCCTTATTTTTATTTTATAGATTTATTAATAGAGCTATTATTAGCTCTTTATTATTGTTGTGATTCGTAGAGCTAGTAGATGTCTCAGTTGTCCGTATGGGCTGATGTATGTGATACCTTTCCTATGCTCTACATAAGGACTTGGGTATGGCTTAAAGCTTTATCTGAACGCCACTTCAGGAGCTATTTGTTTATCGTCTTAGGCTGTTGTAATACGAATCGATCTGAGCTTTCACTGACTTATGTTCAGGATGGCGAGGATCGAAAAAGGCTTCACTACGCATTAAAGAAGTAATGTCTGTACTAACTGATGTACCGTTATTAATTGGTCTATCTTCTGCAATCTGTGAACCAAAATAAGCGAGTGCTTTAATTACATGAATGTTATTGCCGATACTTGGATCGTTAATGTGTTCTTCAGATAAGCCTGCTGATTTAGCTGCTCGAATAGCTGAGAAAATATTAGATTCATAATCATTTCCCCATTCTGATTGAAGTGACTGGATAGTTGAGTCCGTATCAAACTGTGAACTGTTAGTAACTAGATTGACCGCACGCTTGTCGTACTCAGATAGTAGGAAGTCGAGTTGTTTATTTGTTATCCCATGCTTGTGTGCTTCAGATAAAAATTGCTTATTTGATTCGTCTGCTTTGAAGTATTCAAAGTCAAAATCCTCTCGTTCAATCTTATATTCATCTGCTGATTTAGGAGCAACTTCACCAGTTCCGACTTTCTTCTCTAAGTAATTATAAGAATCTGAAAGCTTCGCTACTGTCGCTTTATAATCTACTGATCCATCTTCTGATACCACTTTAAACTTATCAGGAATAGCTTTTTCATTAGAGCTATTATTAACTGTACTTAACACAGTCTCTGAAGCTGTATCTTGTTCATTAGATTGTAGTTGTTCTACATTGTCTGTCATTATTATTCTCTTTTTTAAATCTTGTTATTTGTTATGTTCAGCTTCTTTAATACAAGCCAAGATGAAGTCAATGACATCTTTCTGACCACAGTTAAATGCTGTCTGTGTAGCTGAGTCTTTATCAAATATAAACTGTGCATGAAAGGTAGCGATGAGTTCATCTAATACCTGTATGCCTTCATTACTTGTAAAGACTCTTTGATATTTATTGCTGTTCAAACATTTCTCCTAATTGCTCAGGACTCATGTTCTTCGCTTGATCTTTTGCTATGTCCATTGCTGTTTAGCCAACTTCTGACATTACTGCCTGCTGCTGTTGCTGTTGCATAGCTTGTTGTTGTTCTTGTTTAAGCTGTCTCAGTTCTGCTATCTCATCTGATGTACGAATTGCTTCTTTAGGTACGTTTAATCCATCTGCCATGATTTGTACCATTGCATCTAGGTTAAGGTTGTCTAAGACTGTCTGATCAATTGTTGCCATTTGACCTACATTCAACATTAGTTCTTGAGCTGATGTTACCCACTCAAGTTTTTGTGAAGCAGCCATCGGGTTTAAGAAATTAAAGCTTATACGTGAAGCTTGCATTAGCTCTTCAGGTGCTGGAGGTAGAACACCAGATCTCATTGCTAATCCCCAACATCTTTCTAATAATGTTTGAAGATACTCAGCCTGCATTCGACTAAAAACGCTTCCTAGTTGGTTACGATATACATTCACTCTTGCTTGTATTTCTGTCGCTGTAAGTGGTGCTGAACCTTGTGGTGTGAGTTGGTCAGACATCAATGTACGTTTAATCTTAGCTTGGAAGTGTTGTAAGAAATCTAAGCCCATACCAACCGTTGATGAACCTGTATCCAGTCATTTAATAGAGTTATCAATAGAGTTAACAGCGATGATAGCATTAGGGCGAATACGAAGTGTATTAGGGTTTACAACGCCATCATGGGCTGCTAGCCACAAACCGCCCAAATTAAGTTCTGCTGTCTGTAATGAGAGCTTCATGAGCTGATTAGTTGTCTTAACGTCTGCTAGAACCATACTTGCCATTCCTAAGCCGTATGGACTCTCTGGGATCTTTCTAAATCTACTTACTACACATGGGAACTCTTCAAATCCTGACTCTTTTAAGATGTATTTGGATTGAGCTTCTATTGTGTATGAAGCGAAAGGCATTGCTTTACCTAATCGTTTACCTTCATCACCTTTGATGTATTGCTTATCTCTTGGGAAGATTGCTTGAACAAGTGTGAACTTCTGATCAGGTTTCTTTTCTACTGCAGCTTTAACTTTGTCTGAGACATTGTTAATACCAAACTCAGTTACGATTTGCTCGGCTGATAACTCGAACTCTCTGTAGATTGTATCGATCAACCCATTCGCCTGAGTTGATGAGATATAGCAGTTACCTATTGACCATGTATGAAATGAGAAGCCACCTTTATCACGCTGAGTATCAACGTATAAAACAGCCCATCCAGCAACAATTAGATCTGTTAGAAAGTCTGTTACTTCACTATCAAAATTTGAGCTGTGTATGTTGCGGAAGATAAAATTATCTACTGTATCGAGCCACTATTCGCCTTGTGTGAGTTGAGAGGGTTTATCTATGCCTGATGGTACTGATTTGAACCATAAGCTAACAGGTGATGTTGTGCCGCTATAAACGCTTGATACTAAGAGTTGAATACCTTCACATGCTGTTGTGTCGTATAACTCATTTCTTGCTGTCTTACGTTCTTGTTCTAGTCCAGATGATGTTACGTCTTGGAAGGATTGTTGTCGTTCAGGTGCGCAATATTTATAACAATCACGCCATGTAGCTTCATGCTTTACACGTTCAGATTTAAGTTGAGAGAGACGCTTTAATATTTGTTGTGCGTTCAATCTAGTTAAGTTCCTGTTTTCGTATTACTCGAATTGTTACTGCCAGTGTTTTGGTTTCTTTGCATCATGTTTCCTAATGCTGAACCTTGATTAAATAGGCTACCCAGTACAGAGCTTTGTTTATATTTACGTCTCGATGCTGTGTTTTCGTTAGCTTCTTTCTGAGCCAACTCTTTAGCCTTACGTTCAATCTCTTCGGCTGAATCCTGCTTTTGAACTTTTGGTTTTGATCCCATTGTTATTGTTCCTATAGTTATTATTTTGATCTGCTGTTGATTTTGCAAAATGCGTGTGCGCATACGTGCGTGTAGGTATATAGAAGGGCAATCTAATTCTTCATCTAGCACTTGGATCTATGCAGTCTTTTCTTTAATTATTATTGTCTTTGTACTGTAGTCGTTGTATTCGTAAGTGATTAAATGTCTCTTTTTTAAAAGTTTTATATGTCTGTTTTAAATACAGATCTTATTTATTTTTATTATAATATTAGAGCTATTGTTAGAGCTATTAATGTAGCCTAGAATAGAAAGAGAAAAACTAAACTGAGCTAAAAGGGGATCTGATAGCCTACCTAAATAAGCTATGAGTTAAGGATGGAATAAAGGATATATAAATGACTGACCTAGTTTTTATTATTAATCTTATTCAGCCTAATTCGTTCTAAATAAGTAATGTGAAATATATCACAATTTTATAACTTTGTTAAGTTCCAGACACCATATATAGTATTTGTGTTTGAGAAAACCATTATATATTGTGTTTAATGAACTAACGAAACTAATCTGACATCATGGCTTCATATTTAATAAGTAAGTACTACTTGGCTTCTCAAGTGGTGTATTTCTGCGATAGATTCTGCCTATCTCTTCTTCATGATCAGCACATACAAAATCATTTTTGTTCAATTCAAGGACGTCATCTTTTAAATCATCATCTAATTCAGTAGGTTCTAAATATGAGGGGGAATAGTGCCCATACTTTTTCATCACATCGTTAAAATGTACCTGCTTTTCGTGTACATATAGGATTGCACAATTTAAAAGCATACTTTTCTTTAGGTAGTCTTTTTTATCTTGCTCAGTCTTTTTAGTTTCATATTCAGCAAATAGATCCATCTTTTCTTTTATGATATTTACTTTCGTCTCTCCATGAAAAATATTCACCTCAAATATCGTATGCATATTTGCTTTATGATCTTTTAAGCTTTCATATATAAGAGCAGATGCATTTGTTGCTGCAATAATTGGCAATATCGAAAGGACTACTGTTCTTAGTTTCATCTTATAAGTTCTTGTAAAGTTTCAGATAACTAAATATAGCATTCAGTTTATAAGCTATTAAATAATATTTTAGGCTGATGGTAGAACTCATTCATTTATATGGTTGTCCCCATATACTTCATCCTTGCATGAGTCTTCTGTTATTAAATTACGCTCCATCGTATCGTAGACTGTTGTTAGCATGCCTTCTGCTATTTCCTTAGCTTCATGTGCAATTTGTAAATCGTTATAGAAGTTGGAGACTGTGACCATATCTTGTAGATTGATAAGCATTTTGCAGAGCTGAAACGAAAACTCCTGCCTATCGTTCTCTATATTATTTTTTGCCAAGTCTTTAGCCAGATTAAAGTCACTTAGTAGGCTTATAGAAATCCTTTTAAATTGTTCCTGTCTTTCTTCAATAATAGATTCATCTGCCACTTTTTCTGTTTCTGCTTGTACTGTTGATATATTAAATAAAGCTAAGAGAGTGAGTAGGGCAGTTATTAGTTTCATTTAGTTAATTCAACTTTGGACAATAAGATTTGTTATCGTCTATTTTAATCATCATTGATATAGACATACTTTTGAAGGCTTCGACTGTTCTAAATTCAAACCAAGTGTCACCATTGTTTTCTTTCAGTCTATTTTCCCCCATTTCAATAATTCGATCAGTTGTCTGGACGAAATCACAAGCCAGTTTCACCTTCTCTGGTGTACTTATATCTATTACATCATCATCACTTATGATCGAATTTAAAATTTTAAATCCTTTCGTTATTTCATTAATCATTTGATACAGATATTTCATTTCTGCTTTTGTACCTTGAGGTAATTGTTCTCTAGCATGAGTACTTGAAAATAAGCAGAGTGACAGTGTTAAAAGAGCGATCTTTATTTTCATTTTATAAATTGTTGTAAAGGCTAATATAATTGAGTATATCACTATCATTTCTTACTGATGATGTGCTTCTTAATTTTTTCAAAATTTTGTAATTGAATCTGTCTACATGCTTCCATTTCATTGGTATCTAGATTTTTTAAAAATTTAGCCATTGCCGTTATATCTCTTGGGTCTGAAAATTCTTTGTTTGTTAATACAAATTCAGCTAAAGATAAGTTAGCTGTAAATTTGTTACATTCTAAAAGCTGTGTCTGTTCTTTATTGCTTTCCACTTTTATCATCTCCATTGAGAAGAACTCAGACTTACTTATCCAACTATAGTAAATATAGTCATACTGCTGTTGATTATTAATTTTTACAGGTGGAAGGTAACCATCTAATGGTAGTGTTTTATTTGCATAAGTACAGATAGGTAGAAACATTAAAGCTGTAATTAATATTTTTTTTATCATTTGATTAGTAAAAGTAAATTAGAAGTTAACTCAGTATAGCATTCTGTTGTTGAGCCGTTGAATGAGATTTTAGGCTTATAGTGATACTCATTCATTTCTGTTTTGAACTGTACTTCCATGTCATAAACTGCTGCTGCCGTATCAGGTAGCTCTAATAGAATCTCCCATTCGTATGGCATTGAGCGGACTGTTCCGTATCGCGTAAGGATGTTGTTCATTGTTATGCCGAGCTTGTAAAACGTCTCTTCTTTGTTCCAGCATCGTACTAAGTAGAAGATTGGTTGACCGCCATTCAGTACAACTTGGTCTAAGAAGGACTGTCGCTTGCAGCCTTTAATTTTTATTATTTTCATGATCTATTTAGAGACCTATTAACAGGTCTTGTAATTGGTCATGTAATTCTTTATATTGTGTATGAACGTTCAGTTACTGACGTTTTTTGAAAACATTATTCAGCTACTAAAATTATTTTTTAGCTTATTTAGTAGTTCAATTATTTGACTATTAAATCTTTGAGTGGAGAGGCTTTAAATATGAATCACATCGTTCACAGTCGGTTTGTGGCTAGTGTTTCAGATCTAAAGAAGAATCCAATGGAAGTCGTAAGTCATGGGTTTGGTGAAGCTGTAGCTATTCTGAATAGGAATAATCCTGCGTTTTACTGTGTTCCTGCTGATATGTACGAGAGACTGATGGATTTAATTGAAGATAAGGAACTTTTGAAACTAGCAGAACAAGTCGATACTGAAGAAACAGTAAAGGTGTCAATTAATGACTTACGAGCTAGAGTTCGCAAAAGCAGCTCTCAAGAAGTTTGATAAATTAAATCCTCAAATCGCTGACCAATTTATTCGTAAGTTGGAAGCAATACTAGAGAATCCAAAGATACCTAAAAATAAGCTGAGTGGATCTAACGATCTATACAAGATAAAGCTTAGGTCCGCAGGATATAGATTGGTGTACCAAGTTATTGATGACAGGGTAGTGATATTAGTCCTTGACGTTGATAGACGGGACACCATCTATAAGAATATGTAAGCTAGATTAGCCCTCAGTCTCTGATTGTTGGGCTTTTTTAGTACGTGGCTTTCTTGTTTTTGGAAGGACAGGTACATGACCATCTGCTGTAGTTTGAAGGTTAGCTTTGACTAAGTTAATGCTATTAACTTCTAAGCTGGCTTCTAAAGCATTGCTGATACCAGATTTAAAAGTACGGATCTCAAAGTCTTCAGGAGTTTTAAAGTACTGCTCAGATACAGAGAAGGGGATAGTTGGTCCATTTAGGATAAGTTGTAGCTTTGTCAGATCTGACAGTTCAGGGTTAAAGTCGTTATAAGTTGCTAATACAAATTTCTTTTTGTTGGTAATGATGAATACTGAATACATATTTTTTTCTTAATTTATGGTTTTATTTATTATTTTTTGATGTCGCTTTCATATAAATATTATTTATAGAAAGATGACCTTTATATTATATTTTTTATATTTATCAATCTTTCTATAACTTTAAGTAATAAGAAAAATATAAAGAATAACGAATACGACCCAGTAGGGGAGTATGAAGGTATGAGAAAGAAGAAAAGTTTAAAAAGATATGAGAACGACTGTAAAGAGTTCGATATATCGTTAACATACTCTTCTTTATTTCTAATAATTTTATAATATTTATTAAATAGTTATATGTATTTTTTTATAATTTTCTCTTTAAGATAAATTTGAAAATAAGCCCTAAAAATATGACGTTTTTCAACCTCCCAAGACAAGATTTTGTCTTCCCTTATTTTATAAGGACTTTTTAGTTATCTTTAAAAACAGATGAAAGTAAAGGCTTTATAAAGATAGTATCCAGCTCGAAACATTACAAAGTATAGCCGAGTGAAACGAGAGCTATGCTGAAGTAATTGTTTGAGCAACCAACCGACTTCCAGTATTAGTTACACAATGAGAGTTACAGAGGGCGGTCAGGAAATGATCACGATTAGGTGTTGCGTAGGTGTATGTATGTGGCTACTAGAATACTTATTTTTTGTTTTAAGGTTTTCTGTTTTTTCTTAATTGTTTTCAGTATCTTACAAACAAGCCAAGACAAGGATTTGTCACAGCTTCATTAAAAACCCTTTATAAATTCACTTTAATTTGTGTATCAAATTTAGGCGAAAGCCGTACTATTTCTAGGATCAACTCAAGACTGAAATCTGTCTTACTTATCCACAGTTTTAAATTTAAAATAAAACAAGAGTTTAGCAGACAAAATAAGGATTTTTAAGACAATAATTTCGTTTCAAGACAAATACTTGACATGGTTTGTCTTGGATTGCTACAATCTGTCTCAAGAGAGGAGTTCTGTCTTTACCAGACTTCTACAACAATCAAGAACAAAAGGAAAATAAAACGTGCAAATGGGAAAAATTAGCACCGTGTTTAAAGTATATGACGCAATGATGGGTAGCGGTAAGACTACTCAAATTATAGAAAACATTAGAACAGCAGAAACATCACAAAACTTTTTATATATCACTCCATTACTTGATGAATGCCATCGTATTTCAGGTACAAGTTATGATGAAGATGATCACTTAAAACGTCCATTGATTACTACAGAAGACGATACCAGCGTACATTACGCTTACCTGCCAGATGCACCCCTTAAAGATAAACGATTCAAACATCCATCTTATAAAGGCGGTAACAAAGCTGAAAGCTTACAGTACTTGCTCAAAAACAAAGAGAATGTAGTTAGTACACACCAGCTATTTATGAACTTGACTCCTGCAATGCTTGAAGATGCTAAAGATTACGTCTTAGTTATCGACGAAACAATTCAGGTTTATGACGTTTATGCCGAATATACAGCGACTGAATTAGAAGCATTGTTCCGTTTAGGATGGATCAAACTAGATGATAGCGATAATGTTACCTTACGCTTCCAGCGTGAAAACTTTGGTGATAATGGCGGTGATCCAACAGGAACAAAATACGAAAATCTAGCAACTATGTGTGATCTTGGTCAGCTCTTATATGTGGACCAAAAGCTGATTGTTTGGGAATTGAGTATTGATACCCTTAAAGCTTTCAAAGAAGTTTGGATTGCTACATATATGTTTGAAGGTTCGCAAATGAGTGCGTATCTGAAGTCTTATGGAGTTGATTATGAATTAATTCGTTTTGGTAACAAGCCTTCTCAGATTAAAGAATTGGTCACTATTTCAGACGACAAATTTATCAATGATATCGGAACGAAAAAAACAGCCTTAAGTTCTAGTCAATTTAAGACTAATAAAAAGGCTTTATGTGAGCAGCTATCTAAAAACTTAGATAATTACTTCCGCAACAAAGTTAAAGCTAAGAAAGGGGATCGTTTATGGACTTCTTTCAAAGAAGGTCATTCACTAATTGCAGGATCACGCTACAAAGATGAATGGTTAGCATTCAATACTAAAGCGACAAATGAATATAAAGACAAAACTAACTTGGCGTACCTTCTAAATCTTTTCCCTAACCCTATGGTGGTTAAGGCTTCAGCTATGAAAGGCTTCCCAGTGAACGAGGATGTATTTGCGCTTTCAGAAATGGTGCAATGGATTTGGCGTTCAGCTATTCGTGAAGGTAATCCAATCAATATTTACGTACCGAGCGCACGTATGAGGGATCTATTAACTCGTTGGATGAATGACGAATTTGAGAATATTGTTGCAGTTAAGACTGAACCTTACGTTCAAGCTAAAACTGAACAATTAGAATTAGTATAGGGGACTAAATGTTTACTAATATTAAAACAAAAATATTTCTATCAGTATTGGTACTTTCTAGTTTGATGGAAATAAAAAATCAATGGCCTAGTCCTGATATGTATGCTGTCTAGTCAAGCTATATTGTTGCAGGGATTTCATTTACATTATTGGTAGCAATTTCAGGTAATAAAAAAATTTTATTACGAATGGTTTAGCAAGAGTATTCACTTCATTAGAAAGGCATTTATTTTAAAGATTGATATACTTTTACCCCTGTTTCCTTAATTGGAGCAGGGGATTTTTTATGCCTTGATAATTTTTATTAATAGTTTTTTCAATTCACATTCGTAAGGCATGTATGCAGTATCATATTGACTATATATATTATCAAAAATATCCAAAGAACTTTGTGTATTTGGTAATTCAAAGTTTTCAAATTCATTTTTCATATTATTAGTAATTCTTTTTCCTAGAAGATCCTCAAGTAACTCTAATTCTAGTTTCATGCTAAAAACCATCTGTTGAAGTTTCTTGATAGATTGTACTAGATCGGAACTCATATTCATGATGTCAGTATCAGGAATTTCGAGAGGCGTGTGATACTTGGTAATAACTGAATGATGATAATGACTTATTTCAGTTAAATTCTTCCATATAGTTTGAGCTGTTTCTGATAAAATCTTTTTATTATGCTGTTCTTTCCATATATCATAATAAGCGACAATTAGTACGATTGAAGCTGTTGCAGTACTCCATGCTAATGTAGTTGCGAGGGCAGTACCTTTATCAATTGCTATATCGGATATATAGCTTTCAAAAAAAAAGTAACCACATACATTCATTGCAACAATCAAGACTAAAGACCAAATCATAACTATTCCCTCATTTTTATCTCTCAATAATACCTTATCCAATTGTCGAATATAGAAAAATTATAGTTGTTGTTACTGTTTTATAGGATTAAAATAGCTCTATTGTTGAAGGTATTAGAGCATAAGAAAAATGATTGTCTGTATTGCAAATCAAAAGGGTGGAGTTGGTAAAACAACCCTTGCAACTAACCTAGCTGTAGCATTAAGTAAAAAAGGGGACACAGTTCTTGTTGATGCTGATGACCAGCAATCTGCTGTTAAATGGTCAAAGCGTAGAACTGAAAACCTTATTGATACTGAACACCATAAAGGCGACTTGAAAAAAGTACTGATTGACCTTCAGAAGAAGTACAAATATGTGGTCCTAGATGTAGCTGGGCGTGATTCAGAAGAGTTCCGTAGTGCTTTGCAAGTAGCAGATAAGTTGATTGTACCGACTCAACCAAGCCAAGCAGACGTTGAAGTATTGCCATTCGTGTTGAAGATGTTTAACACATTCCAGAAGGTCAATGAAAAGCTTGAGCCATTTATTGTAGTAAATAAAGCCCCTTCAAACTCAAAATCTACTGAAGTTGCTGACTCAATCGAACTGCTTCAAACCTTACCAAAATTTAAAATCCTGAATACTGTTATACGTGACCGTAAGCAATTTCGTGATGCTTCAGTACAAGGCTTGTCTGTATTGGAAATGGGTAGCTCGAAGGCTAAAGACGAATTCAATGAGTTCTTGGTGGAGATTCTATAATGAGCAAGCAGAAAGCTAAAATCGGCTTTGGTGACGACCTTGACGAGATTCAATCTAACCCTGAAGCCACATTAGAAGACGTAACAGGTCAGCAAGTCGAATATACACGTAACCTGATGTATAAGATCCTGCTCACGCCACATACAGGCGAAGTAAAGAAGCGGACACGGAAGGATCATGGACGCTTAGCATCTGTGCCTTTGTACTATGAAGAAGAAAAAGTATTGAAGGAAGCGGCTGGATTCGTTGGTGAGTCATTGAATGACTTCATTCGTGATGTTGTGTTGAAAGAAGCAAGACGTGTCTTAGGTGCAGAAAAATTCAATGAAACGATGAATAACCCACTTAACCAGACGAAGGTTAAGTTAAGTGATGAAGAGCATTTAAAACTCAGTGAGCAACGTAAAGCTGAACGTGAGAAAAATAAGCCAGCTTCAGATAAGACATATAGCGTATAA